TCACCGGCGCTACTACCGGCCATTTTTAGAGTAGCATTCTTCCTACTGCTTGATCAGCCGGATCAGGCACTCAGGCCGAAGCCAGCTGTGCCCCATCGCATACTTGGCAACCATGAGGGTCGCCTGATAGTCGATCAGGTACTCGGACTCGAAGGCGAGGTCCATGAGCTTGACCGTGCCCATCGCGGACGGAGTGAAGAACAGCCCGTACACGTAGGTCAGGTCCACGTCATGATCTCCGCCCGAGACGTTGTCGCCGGCCACAACGCCGCCAGCGTACTGCGCAAGTCCGCAGTTCGGGCTCTCGAGGATCTTGATCCCGGCAACCTCAGTGACCGTGCCGGAAGAGAACGCACCAGCGCCACCCCAATCCTTGTTGATGGCGGTAGTGTTCTGCACGATGTCCATGTACGTCCCAGGAGCGACCAGGAGGTAGCGATCACCCTTTGGGATGTTGGCATTGGTGAACTTCACAGCCGCGGTGAAGCAGGCCGCGACAACCGCCCCGACTCGCGTGGCAAGGGTCCCGGAAGCGAGGTTCGCGTCCGTGATGGCGCCGCCCGCGGCATTCTGCGGGGTGAGCAGGGAGGTTGCGGCCGAACCGATCACGCCAACCTGAGCCACGTTCTTGTCGAACGCCGTCGCAAGGGCGCGGCCCTGCTCAGTCGAATAGGGGCCACGGACATCGAAGTAATTCATGGCCTCTTCGATATTGGAGATGAAGATGTCGGACAGGAGCAGACCGTCGATGGGGATGATCTTCTCGTTGTGCCGAACGGCCGACCCGCCAGTAAGCTGGGCGCCGATGGTGTGCTTGTGAGCAGTCGTGCGGCCCATGACCGGGAAGGTCGCGGACTTTCCGCCCGTGATCGTGCGAATGAAATGCTTGTCGAGCAGGATCGTGCTCTGCTCGAAGGACGCAAGGACCTCACTCTGGTAGATAGACTTGAACAGCGCGAGGTCCGCGGCGCTCGAGGCCCGACCAGCGTTCGCCGTACCGAAAGCATTGGGGGTGACGTTTGCCATTTCTATTTTATTCCTTTACGAGAGTGGTCCTGACCGAGACAGCTTTGCTGCAACGGCCGCTCGGTAGGCCGGGTCTTTCTTGTAGCGTGGATCATTGATGTCAGCCGTTACCTGGGCTTGGCTCTGGTATCCGCCGCCAGCCCCGCCAGGGGCATCGCCGCGGATGAGCGAGGGGTCGGAACCCACTGCAGCTTCGAACCGTGCCTTCAAACCTGAGATTGCGAGGGCCTGGGCGGCAGGGGTCCCGATGACGGCAGCGTTGAACGCCACCACTTCTTCGGGGGCCAGTCCTGTCGCGGCCCATCCAAGCATCTGCGTATACTTCTCTTCGCTGCCCACCATGGCGTATGCCTTCTGCTCAACCTGAGAGCGAACGGCTTCCTGCCCGGTGATGAACGCGGCTACTATGTCCTTCTTGATCCCGACCTTCTCCAGCTTCGCATAAGAAGCGTCGGAGAGCTTGCCGGTCTCTGCGTACTCTTTGTTCATGTCCTCCAGATTGAGTCCAGCGGCATCTGCGGCGACCTTGGCGGCGTCGATCTGGAGAGGATTCGCTTTCGCGGCCGCGGCTGCGGCGGCTGGTTCGGGGGTTCCCACGGCAGCGGCCGGCGTGACTGAGCCCGGCTTAGGCGGATCGGGAGTGAGAGCGAGCACCTGCTTCACCTGCTCATCGGTGAGCTTGCCTTGCTTGCCGAGCAGGGTTGCCAGGTTCGTGTAGCCTTTCGCAAGCTCCTCTGGCGTCTTGAATTTGCCAGCGAGAAGCGTGCCATCTGCGTTGTCGCTGGGAAGTACCACGGCCGGGAGAGCGTCGGGTTCCACAGGTGTGACTACTGCAGGAACGATTTCAGACATTTACTACCTCCACTGCTTTTTTATAGGTCTACTGCGATGGTGCTGGAGCAGGAGGAGCAGAGGGGGGCGCCGCACCAGGAGCTCCGGCCATGCCGGGAGGCCCTCCTGCGGGCATACGTTCCATCATTCCCTTCGCCACTTGCGCCCCTGCGCCAGAGGTCATAGCTGCAGTCATTACGGCCTGGTTCTGTTGTCTCGCCTGTTCTGCATCGTAATCCTTGTCGCTCATGAAGAGCCCCTTGATGTCCACGCCGGTTCCCGCTGCAGCACGATTCGCGAAGTTCAGGAAATTGATGCGGGGAATGAGCTGTTCTTTGACCGGCTCCATCTCCTGCATGAACGCATTGAGCTTCGTGAGGTCGTGCGAACGGCCGAGCGCGTCAAGGCCCGTGATGATGGTGATCTTCACGGAATCCTTCGGGAGCTTCTGCAACATCTGCTTCTTCTCCATCCGGTCTTGCGTGAGCTTGACGATGAACATCTGGAGGTCCTGAGAGAGGACCGAGTACACGCCGCCGAAAGAATCTTCGAGCTCTCGAGCCATATACCGAATCTCTTCCGCAGTTACTCTCTCCGCGGGACGAGACACAGACTCGTTGAGCATGAACGCGGCGCTGAGACGCTTCTCCAGCCTGTCGGAGGTTTCCTGGGCAACGCGGAAGTCTGCGTACTTCTCAACTTGCAGAGCATGAACGTCATCCCTATTGCCAGCGACGAAGCCAGCGTTCGGTGCGTTTTGGAGATCCTCGATGCGAGTAGTGCCGGCTGCCACGAGGAACACGAGACGAGCTGCTGCGGCTGATCCCTCGACAATCGCTTGGGTTAAAGTTTCGAGAGACTGCAAATCGCCCATGTACTCTTCCACGAGGCCGCGCCCATAATCTTCTCCACTGACCGCTGCCCAACGAAGGGGTCGCCACGGCGACTTGTCCAAGGGGTAGGTTCCTGCAGAGCCAGGAAGAGGGACGCCTGCTGCTTCCTGAGATACGGCGTAATTGGTCTTAGTGCGGACAACGCGAGTGTACAGGTCTACAATCTCTTCCGGCTTGGCCGGGTCTTTCTGGAGCTCGATCTGAATGTCCTCCGGCAAACACAGCGGGGACACCCTCTCATGCACAACGATCTCCAGGACGTTGCCCTTCGGGTCGCGCTTGCACACGTATTGGTCGAGCCTGTATACACACAGAGTCCCATCATCTTCGGAGTAAATTAGTGAGTTTCCGAGAACCACCAGCTGCTTCAACATCTCGAAGGCCGGGATGCGGATTCCGTGCGATTCGATCTCTTCTACGATTGCTATTTCTCTCTGTGAAAGCGCCTGATCGACCGCCGCCTTCGCCTCTTCGTCCTGAGAAAGTTCCAGGATGGTCTTGTCATCAATCTTCTGCCGAAAGAAGGGGGAGTTTGGGGGGAGCAGCGCCAATAGCAATTTGCTCGAGAGGTTGTTCGTTCCTCTTGCTCCGAGGGATTGCCAGGGAGTCGGGAGGATGGTGTCCTGCGTCGATCCGGCGGGAGGCAGGAGAGAAGGTATCGTGAGTTCGGCGCATTTCCTGGCCCGCAAGAGAACGCCTTGCTGGAACGCCAAAAGCGTGGAGTACCTGCCGGCGATGATGCCTTTGTTTTGGATGGGCATGTCGGCTCCTACGTGGGGACGCTAAGGCCGCTCGCGGAGGGAGAGGCGAGAGGTATTTGGAGCCTGGAATACCCGAGCTTCTTCTTTGCAAGCTGGTCCGCGGTGTCTTCGGGCTTCCCCAGGATGGGAGGCTTCACTGGCGCGGGCGGTGGCGGGGCGACCGGCTCTGCCGGGGCTTTCGGTGAGCTAAAACACATCGTCGGTCTCCTTTTATTTCTTTTTCATTTGGTCGGCCTCTTGATGGTCAAGGGAGGCGAGGAGTATCTCAACAACGCTCCGCTGGCCGGCGCGGTGCCGGATCGTTATCTCGGGGATGTTGGGGGAAGGGTTGAACAAAGGAAAATTTTTATTGAGAGCAGCTATCAAATCTACGGAGAGAACAGGAATCTCCATGGGGTCCCTTCTACATATAGTGTGGGATGTAAAAAAGAGGGGGATTACATTTCTGTAACCCCCCGAAGGCGCGAAGCCCCGCGCCAGGGAAAACGACGTAAAATCCATTGTTTTCTACGCCGTAGATGGGCTGTATAGAAAAACTCAATGATTCCGGGAGGTTATAAAACCACTACATATTGTGGTCTGAGTCTCCCTTAACCACCGCCTGTGGTGTATTCTGCTCGATGAACCACCGTAATGCTTTCGCGACGGCATCAGCACAGGAAAGAACTTTCCCAGGGCCGAAGCCCGCGGGAGCCGAGCAGGATGTCCCTATCAAGTGCTTGATTATACTGTCTATTCCGACGCCGGAGCGAAGGGAGAGTGACACGAGCCGTCCGATAGTCTCAACCTGGGCCGCCGCACAGCCCCCGGCCTTCCCCAAGGTGACGAATACCTCGAAGAGCCCGTTTTCATTGGAGTTCATAGTCACAAAAAGGTTGCCGCACCCGGTTGTGACACGTCGGGTGCAGCCCCGGAGATCCTCCGGACGGTCCTTGGGGGTCATGCCGGGAGAACGCGGGAGCAGGCGTCACACACGTACCGCATCTTTCCGTTCACTTTCGCCCACGCCATCATTCCCCCGCAGCTGCAGGGGATTGATCTCTTGCGGCCGGTGTCCTCCCCCTTGTCCCGGTGAACCATCTTGGCTTCCTTCTTCGTGCTCACTGGCTTGGCTGCCACAGCTTTATCTCCTTTTTCTTGAAGTCATAGTCGGAAGCTCGGAGGATGCGGGCCACCTGTGCCTGTTGAAGAGCGTCGGCTTCGGTGAGGCCCTTTGAAGCATAGGCGATATGGATGGCTTCCCAATAGCTGATGCCTCCCACTTCCTCTGCTTCGGCGAGAATCTTCTCGGCCTTCTTCGGGCCGATGCCGGGACAGCCGGAGTACCC